CACAAACTTAAAATGGCAAACAAAGATTTATTCAAGCAAGCTATTGCTGAAGCTAAGTCTGTTCGTGAAGCCGCTATCGCTAACGCTAAAGAAGCTCTAGAGGAAACTCTAACGCCTCACCTAAAAGACATGTTAGCTGCTAAACTTCAAGAGATGGAAGATTCATCTGTAGAGGAAGAAGTAGTAAACGAAGTTGAAGAAGAGGTAGAAGAAGCTGCTGAAGCACAAGAAGAGGTAGTAGCAGAAGGAGACGGTTTAGAATCAGTAACTGCTGAAGCTGAAGAAGAGGAAGAAGCCGAGGATGATTCTGAAGAATCAGAAGACGAGGTAGAAGACGAAATCGAAGACGCTGGTATAGAAGCTGGCGAAGAAGACGCTGTTGAAGGTGATGAAGATTTAGGAGACCTTTCTGTTGACCAATTTAAAGATATGATCAGAGATATTATTGCACAAGAACTTGGCCAAGGCGGCGAAGAAGAAATCGGTGCTGATGATATGGATGCTGGTGATATTGAAGGAATGGGAGACGAAGCTCCAATCGAAGAACCTGAAATGGACGGAAGCGAAGAAGAAGAAATCGACTTAGATGAACTTCTAGCTGAACTTGAAGCTATTTCTGAAGAAGAAGTAGCAGAAGGTAAAGAAGACAAAGAAATGGAAGAGGATGTTAATGAAGGTGATGACAAAGAAGATGAAGCTATCGAAGAAGAGACTTCTAACCAAGTTCCTGCAGATGCTGAATCAAAAGAAGATTCTCCTAAAAACATTAACAGAACTATCAAAGAAGATTTAGACAAAGCTCTAGAAACTATCGAAAGCTTACAGAAAGATCTTCATGAAGTTAACCTTTTAAATTCTAAGTTACTTTATGTGAACAAAATCTTTAAGGCAAATAACCTTAATGAGTCACAAAAAGTTAATGTAATAGCTGCTTTCGATAAAGCAGAAACAGTAAAAGAGGTAAAATTAGTATTCGAAACTGTATCTGAAAGCGGTCTTGTAAGTAAAAAAGAGGCTGTATCAGAAAGCAAAGTAAAAGGAATGGCATCTAAAGCTACAGGAACTACTGCTGCTAAACCAGGAGTAATTAGTGAAGCTAGCGAAGCTGTTACAAGAATGCAAATTTTAGCTGGTATTAAACCAAGACAATTTTAATTAAATTTTAAACACTTATTTCAATAATGGAAGTAAAAAATCTACTAGAAAGCTCAAACTCATATAAGAGTTTACAAGCTGACGCTGCTAAATTAGCAGACAAGTGGCAAGCTTCTGGTTTGTTAGAAGGTATCGAAGATGTAAGACATGCAAATAACATGGCTATGATCCTTGAAAACCAAGCTAAGCAAATCGTAGCTGAAGCCAACGTAACTGACGTAGGTGGAGGATCATTCAGTGCTGGAAACGGTGAGCAGTAGGCAGGTGTTGCACTACCTTTAGTAAGAAAGGTATTTGCACAAATCGTAGCTCAAGACTTCGTTTCTGTACAACCAATGAACTTACCATCAGGTCTAGTATTCTATCTAGACTTCAAATATGGAACTGCTACCAACGGTAGAAGTGACGGAGACAACATGTACGGTAACGTATCTACTGCTAACTCTAAAATTGCTGCTGACACAGACGTTGCTGGTGGTCTTTATGGAGCTGGTCAGTTTGGATACTCAATCAACCAAACTTCTTCAGTTGCTACTGCTACTGTAACTAACGCAGATTCTGCATCTGTAAACCATGAAGTAGGAGTTTCTCCTGCATCTTATGACGAAGTTGCTATTCCTTTATCAAGTCTACCTAACTACGACTCTGAAGGTATTAGAGCATTCGGACTTGTATCTGCATCTGCAGACGTAACTGTAATTAAAGAGTACACTAAAATCGAAGGTTCAAACTTAGTATTTGTAGTAGCTGACGGAGCTGTAGCGGGTAACCACTCAGTAACAGTTAACTACCACAAACAACCAGTTGACAACGATAGAGGTGACTTTGAAGCTGCTTCAAGTGCTGCTGTTGATTCATCAATCACTATCCCAGAAATCGACGTAAAACTTGCTTCTGAGGCGATTGTTGCTAAGACAAGAAAATTAAAGGCTCAATGGACTCCAGAATTCGCTCAAGATCTTAACGCTTACCACAGCATCGACGCTGAGGCTGAGTTAACATCTTTATTGAGTGAGTACATCTCAATGGAGATCGATCTTGAGATCCTTGACATGCTTATCTTAGGTGCAAGAACAACAGATCACTGGAGTGCAGAAAACAACAAAGTATGGAATGGTTCAAACTGGACTACTTCTACTTCTGATTTCTACAACACTCAAGGACAATGGTTCCAAACTTTAGGAACTAAAATCCAAAAAGTATCTAACAAAATCCACCAAAAAACTTTAAGAGGTGGAGCTAACTTCGTAGTATGTTCTCCAACAGTTGCTACAGTACTAGAGTCTATCCCAGGATATGCTGCTGCTACTGATGGTAACCAAGACGAGTTCAACATGGGAGTTCAGAGAGTTGGTTCATTAGCTAACAGATTCAAAATCTATAAGAATCCTTACATGACTGAAAATATCTTATTATTAGGATATAGAGGATCACAATTCTTAGAGACTGGAGCTGTTTATGCACCATACGTGCCGTTAATGATGACTCCATTAGTATACGATCCTGAGACTTTCACTCCAAGAAAAGGTCTTATGACAAGATATGCTAAGAAGATGATTAGACCAGAATTCTACGGTAAGATCTTTATTTCTGATATTTCTCAGATCTAATATCTAC